AGGAATTCGAGTGTGTTAAGCATGTAATGAGAAATAGATTCGTATAATGATTTTTGGCCATATATTCGTTTACCTTATTTGTGTGTATTTATGGTTAAGCGAGGAAAGAGGAGATTCTTTAGGAAAAGAAGTTTAAAAATATTAGCAGATGTTTATTCTCAGTCAGAACAACAAAGTGGAGATAGAGCCAAGGATGCTCTGGATACCGGAGTTTAAAAATTTATGGGTAAGAGATAATACCAGGACGAAAGCAAAAGCCAAAAAGGAGTTTGCTTATATTTATTTTATGGAGGACTATAAGAGTGAGTATAATATATATGGTATAGAAAAAGCGAAAATCATTGCTATGGATGTTATGGAAGATGAATTTTATTTTCCGGATGAAATGATAAAATTAGCAATGGAGAAGTATAGCAAACTGCAGGAGACATTCTCTATGCGCTATTTGAAGAGCGTAAGAGAGACTGTCAATTCATTAATGAAGTTCTATGACGAACTGCGATATAAAAGTGGTCAGACAAACGTAACGAGTTATGATCCCAGCCTTGTTACTAAGGCATTAAAAGATGTGGAAAGCATATTAGAGAAGATAGAGAAGTGGGAAAAGAAAGTCATGAGTGAAGAGGATAATATGCAGATACGTGGAGGAGGGAATATAGGGATGTTTGAGGATAAAGAAAATGCTACATGGATGAAAAAAGCGAAATAATCATAAGTGGGTATTATAAAAATATCTTACATGAGAATACTTCTAAGTGGAGAGAACCTGCGCTCCATTTTCAAGAATATGGAAGGTACACTAACCTTCCACCAAACAGTCATCCTTCAAGCAGGTATTATAAATTTTGGGAAGAAGAAGCACGAAGAAGTGTTTCCGGATATCGTGTTGGTGATGATTGGATACCCGGGTATTTTTATTTTTATCTCAACTATTGTCCTATTTATATATCCGAAGAACTGGATAAGTCAGATAGAGAGATTGTCCTTGAAGAACTATTACATCAGGCACAAGCAGAAAGAATAAGTGACTTTCCTAATTTTTGGGATGGAGATTACCAATCTTTCCATTATTACGACGAAGCAGAGGTATCCGGAGAACACTGCTCGGTGCTAAAAACCAGGGGCCGTGGATTTGAACAACCAATTAGTGAGCCTGTACTCACTATAAATGGATTTGTGCCAATCGGGAAATTGCATAAAGGAGATGAAGTAATAGGGATAGGCGGAAAACCTGTAGTTATTAAAGAAATAATACCACAAGGGATTAAGGATATTTATGAAGTTGAATTTCACGATAACAGGAAAGTTCGTTGTGGATTAAATCATCTTTGGGGTGTTTTTAATACTAAAAGAAAATACAATATTGTATCCACAGAATATCTTTTATCGCAAAATTTAAAACAACATCCCAATACTGAAAAATCAAGTTATTCATATAGAATACCAAATATTAAACCTGTCGAATTTCTCAAAAGAGAACACGATGTAGATCCATATTTATTAGGACTGTTAATAGGCGATGGATCGTTGCATGGAAGTATGCTTGCGTTTACAACAGCAGATACAGAGATATTATTCTATATGGGATTTTTATTAGGAGCAAATTATAATATTAGAAAATCAAAATATTCTGATTATGGATATGCTATAACTTCAAAAATCAAGGCGTATAATAAATTAATAAGAGATATAAAGAAATTAAAGTTAAATGTAAAATCTTATGATAAATTTATTCCTGATATATATAAATATGGTTCGGTAGAACAGCGATTTGAACTTATAAAAGGACTAATGGATACTGATGGAACTGTTAGTCCTAATGGAAATTGTAGATTCACTTCCAGTTCTGAAAAATTAATAGATGATGTTGCATGGATATTGCGTAGTCTTGGGATAAGATGCAGGAAAGCAAAAACTAATCTTGGAGGAAAATTAACTGATTTTGGGAATGGGCACAAATCTATTGTTCGTGATACATGGATTATTTCTATTACTACAACAACGCAGATATTCAAATTAACCAGAAAAGCGAATTTGTTAAATGAAGGGATAAGTAGAAGGAAATTAAAAAATCAAGAACATATCGGAATTAAATCAATTAAAAAATTAGATTATCAGGAATTGTCAGTATGTATTTATATTGATAGTGCAGATCATCTTTATTTAACTACTGAATTTATACCAACGCATAATTCATTCAAAGCCGGTAGCATGTGTTTGCGTAATTATTATCTTATTCCGGGAAGTAAATCTTATGTCTTCGCTGATGATAAAGCCTTTTTAATAGAAGACGGAACGCTATCTAAGGCATGGGAGATGATGGATCATATAGAACAACATACTCCATGGGGAAAGAGAAGACAACGCCATGACAGCATACTTTATAAGAGAGCTTCTTATATGGTAGATACAGGAGGGTTAAAAATAGAGAAGGGATTTAAAAGCGAGATTATTGGAGTATCATTAAAGAATAACTGGAATAAAGCTCGTGGCAAAAGAGGGAAATTGCTAATATATGAAGAGGGTGGGAAATTCCCAAATCTCCTTAGTTCATGGAATATGAGTTTAAAGTCTATGCAGCAAGGGAGGTTGACGCATGGATTGCAGTTAGTCATGGGTACCGGTGGAACGGAGGGGGAGGATTTCATGGGATTGGAACAGTTATTTTATGAAGGAGGAGCATGGAATGTGCATCTTGTTAAGAACAAATGGGATGAAGGAGTGCAGAATGCTATGTGTGGACATTTTTCTTCTGTTGAGCAGAATATGGAAGGGGCAATGGATAAAGATGGGAATAGTCTTTATCAGATATCTTCTCCTATTGTGGATTTTCAAAGAGCAAAAGTTATAAAGAATACTAAGAATCCGGAAGCTATTGTCAGATTTATTGCAGAAGAACCACGTACTCCACAAGAAGCAGTAATGCGTATCGGAGGAACGATATTTCCTACTAACGATCTAAAGGCACAACTCAATTACCTACGTGCTAATCCAGAAAAATATGAAGAGACAGAATACCATGGAGTACTGGAAATTGATCAGGTTAGTGAGAAAGTTGTATGGAGACCTGACGATACAATAAAACCTATATGTAAGTTTCCCGAATTAGATAAACATAATTTAGATGGTGCTATAGTGATCTATGAGCATCCGGTACTCAGTGCAGATGGTACTGTTCCTTTTGGTGTTTATTTGGCAGGTAATGATACGTATGACCATGACAAGAGTACTACAGATTCATTAGGGAGTACCTTTATCTTTAATAAACTCACGCAACGTATTGTTGCAGAATATACCGGAAGACCTACAACAGCAAATGAATATTATGAAAATGTTCGAAGGTTACTCCTATATTATAATGCAAGATGTAATTATGAAAATAACTGGAAAGGATTATTCACTTATTTAAATAACCGGCATAGTGCCTATCTTCTTTGTGACACACCAAGACTTGTTGCCGATAAGATCTATGACAAGTCTTTACTCAACAGAGGTAAGGGAACACCGGGAACAGAACCTATACAAAAATGGGGAAGAGAACTTATTCTTATTTGGTTAACTACACCTGTAGAAAAAGGAAGTGAAATATTAAATCTCCATAAGATCAGGTCAATTCCTTTATTGCAAGAGTTGATTTATTGGCATCCAAAGGGTAATTTTGACAGAGTCGATGCGATACAAATGTTAATGATCTTGAATGAGGATGTTCAGAACATAACTATAGACTTGGATTCCAAACCACAGAATGCTATTAGTCCATTTTTTGCCCGGATGGAAATGTTCCAGGAGAAGATGAAGATAAATAACGATCCCTTTGCTTCTGTTGTAAAACGTGATCAACTTATAAGACAACTTAACGATAAATAATTATACTATTATGTCTACAGCAATTTATCAATTTCCCGCACAGAAGAAGTCATTGGCCGAAAAGACTGAAACCTGGGGAATAGAAAATATAGAAGCTTGTGTATCTATAACTACTTCCGACACAAGCAAGATCCGAAAAACAAAAGTTCAAAAGAAATTAAACTATGATCTCATTAATGGGATCATGGATGAGTCGGATATCGAAAAAGCTTTTAATCCTATGGGAATAAAAGGAGTGGTATTCCCTGCTAAGATACAGAACTATCCTATTGAGATATCTAAATTCAATGTTCTTAAAGGAGAAGAAGCCCGAAGGAGATTTGATTGTAGATTACGGTGTGTAAATCCGGATGTTGTCAGTCAGAAAGAATTCACTATGCAGAATCA